CGTCCAGATATTTACTGGGCTGTATCTAAGTCAGGTACCGGCACCAAGACCACCTATTCAATTGTTCCAGTAAAGGAACGCGATCTCGCTGAAGATTGGGATATAGATCCAGTTGCCGCAGCAGAGCTTATTAAGCCATTGAAGCCACTTGGACGTGAGGCACTCTACACCTCAACCAAGGCTGAACTTGCTGAAATTGCTCGCGAATACGCTGCCAACAGCTATAACTAATCTATAGGTACCGGGGGCATGTTTCTCGTGCATGCCCCCGGTATTTACTAAGGGGGAGATTATGAACGTTATTCACAATGCAGAACAACTAGCAGAGCTAGTAAATGCCTACTCTAAGGTAGACGCATTCTGCTTTGACGTTGAAACAGTAGGCGACCACCGTGGAGACCCACGTCAGAATATCGTTACCTGGATTGCCCTGGCTACCTATGACCGCGTAGATGTTATTCCTATGGGTCACCCCAATGGCGAGTATCTTCGTACAGAATACCCACTACTACCATCAGCCCAAGCACGTATTGCTAAGGGCTTAGAGCTACGTCCTATTGACTACAGCAAGGATGAGCGTAAGGCTACACGTATCTTTAGTGAAGCACCTGAGCAATTAACACCAGCAGAAGTATTCTCTGCCCTCAAGCCTTTGCTTATGAGCGATAAGACAAAGATTGGGCACAATCTAAAATTTGACTTGCAGAGCGTTTCCAAGTACATTGGTGCACTGCCTGCACAACCATACGCCTGTACACTTAATGCAGCATTTATCCTAGATACTCGTAACCAACTCAACCTAGGTCTTGATGATTGCTTGAAGCGTGAGTTTGATTACCACATGGTAAAAGGTGTGGGTAAAGAAGTTGAGAAGTATTCCCATGATGAGGTAGCAACCTACGCAGCGTTAGATGCTGAGTGGACCTGGAAGTTGTGGCAGAAGTATGCAGACAAGCTTAAGAAGGATGGCCTATCAGGTTTGTTTAACCTAGAGATGGATACCCTAGAAGTTATCTGCAAGATGGAACTACGTGGCGCTGACATAGATGTTAGTCAGCTTGCTAAGCTTAAGACAGATCTAGAGGTTCAGCTAGAAGATACCAAGGCTGAGATCTACCGGCTAGCTGGTAAAGCTTTTAATATTAACTCCGTACCTGAGAAGCAAAAGTTACTCTTTTCTCTGAAGAAAAACGGTGGCCGTGGGCTACGTCCAAAGGTAATGACTCCGGCTGGTCAGAAGAGGGCAGACGAGGGCCTGCCTCCCACCGTTTCAGATTTTTCAGTTGCAGAACCGGCACTGAAAATGTTCGCAGGTAAGGATGCGCTTGTCGATGCGCTTCTTACTTATTCCGACCTGAACAAGCTGCTTACCACGTACGTTGTTCCCTATCTTGGCGGGGATATAACTCGCACCCTTCTTGGGAAACAAAAAGTTGTGTCTAAGAAAAGCTTGCTGGTCAACGGTCGCATCCATACTGACTTCGTACAGTACGGTGCAGAGACTGGACGTTTCTCCTCGCGCAACCCTAACTTGCAAAACGTTCCTAATCCTCGCACCGCAAATGGAAAAGCGATCCGCAATTTATTCGTGGCTCCTGAAGGGCACTCCCTTGTAGTAGCTGACTACTCCCAGATTGAGCCACGAGTAATTGCCTCATTCAGTAAAGATAGAATTATGTGCAACGCCTACATCACCGGTGAGGATTTGTACACAACAGTCGGTGACACCGTTGGTGTAGATAGAGCTGCTGGAAAAGAACTCGTTCTGTCTATCGCCTACGGTGTTGGACCTGATAAGATTGCAGACAAGATTGGGATTTCTGTTAACGAAGCAAGACGTCTTATGGATGACTTCGTTGCTAAGTTCCCATCAGTTGCCCGGTACAAGCGCCAAGTCGTAGCAAATGCAAAGCGCCAAGCTCCGGTTCCTTATGTAAGCACCCTACTTAACCGTCGTCGTTATCTACCGGGTTTGCGTTCTTCTGTAATGTGGGAACGCGCTCGTGCTGAACGTCAGGCGTTTAATACAATGATTCAGGGATCATCAGCAGACCTTATTAAGGTTGCTATGGTTCGTGCCTCTAAGATGATTCCAGCAGAGGCAAACCTTATATTAACCGTTCACGATGAACTAGTAACAGTTACTCCTACACACCTAGCAGAAGAAACAGCCGAGGCTATTCGTTTTGCAATGGAGGGCATCAATGCCTTGGATATACCTTTGCTAGCAGATGTTAAAATAGTACAAAGGTGGGGAGAAGCTAAATGAAATGGTTTCGTAAGAAGAAGGAGGCACCTCAGATTCAGGTGTCGCACTATCCTATTGAGGGTTTAGTACGTAAGGCTATTTACGATACCATGCTTACCCCTTCAGAGGGCATTGCAGAGCTATTAGGACTTTCTCCTATCTCAACAGAGGTTGCTGAGATGGAAGAGCGTGCTAGTGAAGAGCGTCTGGAAAAGATCGGGGCATTGATTCCCTTTATAGATTCACATGCAGGCATAGCAGCACAGATAGCCGTAGCAGCCTATGTTTTGGAAAATGAAGACGCTGTTGATACAGATGAGGATATAGAGAAGATGACCGGTTTATTTAAGGTCATTGCCCTATCTTCCGCCATATCCAGTATCTCAGCGCTTGTTGATATTGGACTAATCGAATCGGAGATACTAGATCATGAGTAATAATTGGTGGGCTACTAAGCTCAATGGATCACCATCTAATGGTTCTGCAACACCGCCGGTTGCTCCACCACGTCAGCAAGTATACGTGCCAAAACAACAGCCACAAAATCCACGTGTTGAATATGACCCACAACAAGACCAGTTAGTATCTAAGGCCATGAGTGCCCGTGATGCCAGCACCTGTCCTGGCTGTGGTTCTGGAAACTATATGGCACCTACAGGCACATCCTTAAAGCGTTGCTATGACTGCGGCTATCCAATCGTTCAAGCTGGTAGTGGTGCTGGTATGCCAAGCGGTAGTTCCGGTGGCCCAACAATTGCGGCAAAACAACCATACACATCAGGGTTTAATCCAAACGTAATCGTAGATAGGATCGGATAATGGCAGTAATTAACGCAGAAGCTCTTAAAGTAGCGGCAGTCATCAATAAGAAGATGGGTGCAAACACCGTTGTATCTGCTGGCGAAGTACGTCTACCAAAGCGTATTCCTACAGGCTCCTTAACCCTAGATGTAGTTTTAGGCGGGGGTTGGCCTATGAACCAGTGGGTTGAACTAGTGGGGGAAGCATCACACGGTAAGACTGCTGTAGCCCTACGCACTATCGCTGTAAACCAACAGAAGAACCCAGACTTTACTGCAGTATGGGTAGCAGCCGAGGCATTTGATGCTGAGTATGCAAAGCTTTGTGGGGTAGACGTAGACCGCGTGCTACTCGTAGAAACTAACGACATGGAAGGTGCATTTGACGCGGTTATTCAGTTCATGGAAAGTAAAGCTATTGATATGGTCGTTATTGATTCTCTCCCCGCTCTTGTTCCTAGCGCAGAGGACGAGAAAACAATGGAAGAATTCACCGTTGGACGAGGAGCTCTAATCACCAATAAGTTCTTCCGTAAGGTAGCCTCAGCTACACGTCGTGATCTTATCGAAGAAGAGCGCCCTGTTCTAGGTATTATGATTAATCAGTATCGTATGAAGATCGGCGTCATGCATGGCGATCCTCGTACTACACCGGGAGGTCTTGGCAAAGACTATGCCTACAGTATTCGTTGCGAGATTAAGCGTGATGAGTGGCTCGAGGTAGGCACCGGACAGGATAAACGTCGCGTGGTACAAACTATCCGTGTCCGTACTATAAAGAACAAGACCTTTCCTCCACAACAGACAGCCTACCTAGACTTTTACTTTGCTGAGGGTGGACCAGTAGATGCTGGAAGCTACGATACAGGTAAGGAAATCGTCGCTCTATCTATCCTCAATGGCATCGTAGAACGTCGAGGTGGCTGGATGTACTATAATGATCGTAAGTGGCAAGGAGCTCCAGCTCTCATTGAGTCCCTACGTGAAGAGATTGATCTTCGTGAAGAGATCAGTGCAGCGGTTATGGATACTCTAAAGCACGCACCGGCGATTATGGTTGCCGATGAAGAGTGAGGGTCAAAAGAACTCTCTGAAGCACGAAAAGAGATTAGCAGAGAAGATAGGCGGTAGCCGCACTGCCGCCTCAGGCGCCTTCTGGTCTCGTAAGGGAGATGTAAGGAACGACGAACTACTGATTGAACACAAGTGGACAGGCAAAAAGCAGGTCACCATCAAATCAGAGGTTCTAAAGAAGATAACTACAGAAGCAATACTAGACAGCAGAACTCCAGTTCTCGGTCTTCATCTTGACGGTGAAAACTACGTAGTCCTATTAGAGGAGGATTTCTTTGAGTTACGCAACTCAATACAAGGAGTTTAATTGGACTACAGCGACGATCCTGCCTGGACATGGAGATACCGTGCCAAGTGCAGCGGAGAGGATACTGAGTTATTCTTTCCACCACGAGACAAAGAGTTATACAAAACAATTGCTGATAAAGCTAAAGCAATTTGCTGGGGTAGGGATGGCAGACCGCCATGCCCTGTACGCAAAGAGTGCTTGAAGGAAGCGATTGAGAACGATGAGCTACATGGAATCTTTGGTGGCATGTCCCATAGAGAACGAAATGCAGCTAAGCGTAAGTACACTAAACAAGGCTATACGCTAGACGAGTGGATCAATCTGGAGGGGAAATATGGCACAGCAGAAAACAATAGAAAGCAAGGAACTTAGAACCTTCGCAGCTACTACTAAGCGGGAGACTAGACTAATGGGCGCTGTAGAGCGTCACGTTCTTGCTAAGCCTTTCGATGAGCGTAACATGGGTGTTATCCACCCATCAGATATTATTAAGCCAGAGTGGTGTGCTCTGGCTCAGTACCATGCCCTACAAGGAAACTATAAAGAGGTTCGTGATAAGCCCGGCCTACGTCTAGCTTCCATCTTTGCAGAAGGCCACACAATCCACGCTAAGTGGCAGAGCTGGCTTAAAGAGATGGGCGTTTTATATGGCAAGTGGTATGACACTAAGACCAAAGATTATACCTGGGCTACCTCTAAGGACTTAGTTGGCTATCCATCTAACTCTATTGAGTATAAAGAAGTCCCACTACATAGCAGCAAGCATATGATCTCCGGCCATGCTGACGGCTGGGTAAAGGGTTTGGGTGAAGACTTCTTAATTGAAATCAAATCTATCGGAGCAGGTAGTATCCGCTTTGAAGCTCCTCGTCTATTGACTGAGGCTAACAACGATATTGAGAAGGCCTGGCGTAACATTCGTCAGCCATTCCCAGCGCACATGCTTCAAGGACAGATGTACCTTCATCTCTGTCATCTTATGGCAGAAGCTGGTGAACTACAGGCAGCACCTAAAGAGATCGTATTTATCTATGAACTTAAGGCTAACCAAGATTATAAAGAGTTCGTGGTTACCTATAACTATGACTATGTAAAAGAATTCTTTGACAAGGCTCTAGATGTAGCCTGGGCGGTAGAGAACAATCGACCACCGCTATGCAGCATTGATCCAGTAAAAGGCTGTGAGCGTTGTGAGCCATTTAAGGAGGATGCAAATGTCAATCTCTAAGAGAGTCGTGGATGCTATGACAGAACTAGGTTTCCCGTTAGCTCCTAAACCAGGGTACGACATTCCGCCCCTGCCCAGAGATATAACTGAGCTGGATGATGAAGGCCTCATGGACCTGTTCGTACAGTTCACACAATGGACAGATCACCTTGCCGGTGCTATGGCTATAGCTGCCGTTAACGAGCGTGAAGCTGAGACAGCGCTAAAGAACGCTGAGGCTACTGGTATGTTGAAGAACTGGACTGGTAACAAGAAAGACACTGTTGCAGTTCTTAAAGCTCATAATCTAGCTAGCGAAGAGATGCAAGAGCTTCGCCATGATCTGGACACTAAGTTTGCTTTCCATGAATTAATCCGTACTAAAACTCAGCAAGTAGAGCGCGACTCAATGTTGGTATCAAGAGAACTAACACGCCGTACATCAGATGGTGGCGGTATTCGATCAAGAACTCGGAGGTTCACAGCATGACCTTGACACAACCATCATTGTTTGGAGACGGCCCAGAGCTTATCGGTCTTGTAGGCTACGCACAAGCTGGCAAAGACACCCTAGCTAAAGTTCTAGTAGAGGAATATGGATATACACGTCTGGCATTTGCTGACGCCATCCGTGACTTTGCATACGCTGTTAATCCTATGTATGGCTCAACAGTATCTGAACCACGGTACCTTCGTGATTTAGTAGACCGCTCTGGTTGGGATGAGGCTAAGAAGTCCCCAGAGGTTCGCCGTTTGCTTCAGACTATTGGAGTAACAGCCCGTGAGCAATTTGGGGGAGACTTCTGGATTGCTATTACAATGTCTAAGGTCAATACTCCAAACGTTGTCATAACAGATGTTCGCTTTGAGAACGAGGCTGAATGGATTAAAGATGGTCCGAGCTCACAGCTATGGCGTGTAACTAGAAGCGGAGTTGGTCCAGTAAACGACCATGTATCAGAATCAGAGTTGGCTGATTACCCGGTAGACCAGATCTTTAAGAATGATGGTTCTATTGAGGACTTAGAGAATCTTGTACGTAGCCGTATGTCAGTATTAGCGGAGGCCTAATGAGTAAGCGTCAGGAAAAGATTGAACGCCGTCGTGCAGAACAACAGGCATTTCTAACAGCTAGAGCTGACTATAACATGGCACGGTTCATTCAGTCAAATGAGCTAGGCAAGCAGTTCTTTGAACAAAGCAAGGATAAGTTATCTGAACAAGAGATAGCACTGCTGGAAGCTCAGCTCGCTGAGAACCAAAAGGTTATCGATGAGTACCTCGCTAAAAAGGAGGAACGAGATGCCCAGTCAGTCCAGGAAACACAGGGGCTACAGGTCTCAGAAAGTAGTAGCTGAGTATCTAGCTAAGCACGGGTTTCCATTTGCGGAGTCAACCGGTGCTGGTAGGTCTGGTACAGACGTTACTGGAACTATAGGCATTGATTGGGAAGTAAAGGCTCGCAAGGACTTTAATCCAAGTGCAGTGATCAAGCAGCTCAAGGAACGCCATAATGGCAAAGATCTGCCGGTGGCGGTGCTGCGGTTAAACGGCCAGGGAGAAGTAAGTATCGGGGAATGGGTTACCATCCTACGTTTAGAAGATTTTGTTAAGTTACTACGAGATGCAGGATATGGAGATCCAAAAGATGCCGGTGTATGACTTTAAGTGTGAGGCGTGTGACTCTGTAGTAGAGATGCGCATGGCTACCTCAGAGGACCCAGTGCCCACATGTAACCAGTGTGGCGGCCTTATGACTAAGGTATGGACACCTCCAGCGGTTATCTTCCGTGGCGGTGGCTGGGGAGGACAGTAGTTTAGCCGTACTGACGGCTGAGTATCACGTATTGTAGTCCCTTGGGTGGGCACATAAAACGAACCCAAAGGACTACAAATCGTGACTGAAAAAACAGAAGATAAGTTCCTGCGTGTAAGCGCCGGATCTAATGCACAATCCGTAGGATCAGCTATCGCTCACGCCTTATACGAGGCGCCACAGGTAAAGATCCGAGCAGTAGGTGCATCAGCAGTAAATCAAGCAGTAAAGGCAATTGCAATAGCTAGAGGTTACGTAGCCCCTAGAGGTCTAGATCTCAGCTGTGTACCAGGATTCACCACGGTGGATTCCCGGGACGGCCAGATCTCGGCAATAGTCTTTACTATTAATGTGAATTAAGATATACTTTTATAGTAAGAAGAGCTCTCTCAACATAGTTAGGTACCAACATGGCAAAATCAGATATCGATGCAGCAGTTGCAGCAGGCAA